GGCCGGGGCGGTGCCGGCCTCGATAGCCTCGATCTCGTCCAGCTTCTTCACGATCCGGCGGGCCTTCTGGAGCTCGCCGCGCACGGTCTTCAGCTCGGCTTCCTTGTCGGCGATGGTCTTGCCCAGGGCCTCGAAGGACACCAGAGCGTCGGAGCCGGTGATGGACTGGGCCAGCTTCTTGAGGCCCCGGAGCTTCCGCAGGTCGGCGCACAGGCCCTCGGCGGCGGTCAGCTTTTCATTGATGGTGTTCATGTACTCGGTCTTAGTCATAGCGATTTCCTTTCTCCCCGTATGCCCGGTAGGTCAGGCGATTGTGTTGTTAGACCTCAGAAATGATGTAATCTCTTCTCATGCAAGAGATAGTGGCTCTGGCCACGCTGGCTGCCTCTTCTGCCTGCTCGCGCCCCTGAAGCTCTTTTTTGGTTTTGCCGACCGGCACCAAACTAAGCAGGCGCTCAATCTCTTTCTCCAGATCGTCCAGGTCGCTCAAGTATGCCTCTTTGCTCGTCATAGCGCCTCGCCCTCCTTGCTTACGACTGCCGCCCCGTCACAGGCCTTTATGGGAAGCCTGCCCGCCCAGTGCCCGCCGGTAGAGTAATCCCATTCGATGGTCCCGTCTTCGCACATGGTGATGGTGTGAGCCTCCAAGGTCCAGCCATCCTTGACACGCTTCATGATGTAGCATCCAGGCTCCCGGATCGCCTCACAAAGATAATCACTGCCATTCCGATTGCGGTAGACCGCGCCAACGGTAAGGGCGAAATTTCTCCAGCTCATACACAAATCCTTTCTGCCCTCGTGACCTCCGGGGCGGGCGGTATGGTTACTTGCGGCGGAACTCTTCGGGGTCCTGCGCGTCCAGCTGGGCAGTAAACTCGGAACGGATGCGCTCCCACATGGCCAGCGATGACTTTGCAATCTGTCTGCGATCCTCCGTTGTCTCGGGGTCTGCGATTTCCCTCCGGAAGTCGAGCACCACACAGGTCAATGCCTGCCTTACTCGGAACATATCGCTACGGCTCATGGTGACGGTTCTCATTTCCTGATTCAGCATTTTCGTCTCCTCCATCTTTTATATCGTTTTCTTAGTTCGTTGTTTCGTGTTCCTGTGAGCATACAATACACCATTCCTCTCGTCTTGTCAACACTTATTTTCGTTTTTCTTGAAAAAAGTTTTGACAAAGCGAAACTTGCGTGTTATAGTATTCTCGAAGGAGGTGAGCCCTGTGGTGTCCTACAAACCGCTATGGCATACACTGATTGACCGGGACATGAAAAAGATGGAGCTGGTGGAGAAGGTCGGAATGAGCCGGGCCACGCTGAGCAAGCTGAACAACGATCAATATGTTTCGCTGGAAGTGCTGGACAGAATATGCGAAGTATTAGAGTGCCCCATTCAAGATGTTGTAAAAATAGAGAACGGAGAGTAATTGCGATGTATGAAGATATTCTTGACCGCGGAATTAAGCGCACCATCATATCGTTTGATCCGTTCCTAAAGCGGGATGACGTGAAGGGCCTGACCGACGCACAGGTGGGCAGGCGCTTCGGTTTGGAGACCTCTACGGTAAAAGCAATGCGTCTGCACCAGGACGTCCCCTTTGATACCATCCAGAAGATTTGCCATGCACTCGGCTGCCAGCCAGGCGATGTCTTAAATGCAACAGAGGTCTGGACTATACCGCCTACAAAAAAAGACCCGGACGATTGACGCCCGGGCCCCTGTGGAGCGGCTTACTTCTTGCTATGTATCGGCGCACCTGTGCGGCTCTTTGTCCGCGGCTCGCTGTTCGGCTCCCGCACAATGAGGTCGGAGACTTCGCAGCCAAGCGCCTCACATATCAGGTCTATGTGCTCCAGCTTCACCCGCTCCGCGAGTTCATGGTACAGCTCATTGATGGTCGATGGGCGAATACCTGTCATCCGAGCGAGATCCGCTTGCGTCCACCTCCGCTCGCCAAGCCGGGTGGACAGTAAAATCCTAATCATAGCCAAGCTCCTTTACGTGAGATTCTAACAAGGATTTTAAGATCCCGCTGGATTTTGTGAGAAAATCACGAAATACGTTAGAGCATTGGCAAAAAACAAAAAGAGGCCGCTACACAGGGAATGCCCTGCATAGCGGCCTCTTTTTGTGTTAGTATCTACCTGGTGAGCGCGCTCACACGTTTTTTTGGAGGGATTTTATGGACAAAGTTCATGAGGGAATTTCCGAGCTGGAATTCAGTCCGCAGGACATCCCTGACCACGCCGTAAAGATTGCGGCTCTGGCTGCCGTTGGATTGACGGAAAGTATTCTCCGGCGGCCAGGGGGCCGTGAGATGCTTGACCGGGAGACAGAGAGGCGGCGACTGAGGCAGCGGGAGAGGAGCGAAAAGGATGCACCAAAATGAACCTCACCATGCACCTCAAAAAGCGGTTTTAAGGCCCATGCACCTCAAATGAACCTCAATATTTTATGTTTTTCTTTGCTGTATTATATCAGACTTTATCAAAGGAAAAATCCCTGAAACCGTTGCGGTTCCAGGGATTTTTTGAAATATCAGCGCTTGGAGAACTGGGGGGCACGTCTTGCCGCTTTCAGACCGTACTTCTTGCACCCTCTGGTGAAATCCCCTTTATTTTCAATGGGTATAAGCCATGTCTCCAAAAATGCACCTCAAAATGAACCTCATTTTGGGCTGGAAGCGAAGGCGGCCGTGACCTTGGAGATCAGGTCTTTGGGCTGATTATAGGTCAAGTGGGCATAGATGTCCAGGGTGATTTTCGCGTGCTCATGGCCGGCCAGCACCTGAACGGTCTTGACGTCAACGCCAGATAAGAGCAGATTCGTGATGTAGGTGTGCCTGAGCTGATGCGGCGTCACCTGGAAGTCCATGCTGTAAATAACGGTCTTGTTGTGAGCGGCCCGCTCTCCAAGCACCGGCGTAACCGTGTGCTTGATTTTCTGGCCTTTGACGTACCTGGTGTATGTGCGCTCCTTTGTGCTTCGCACGGTTACATACTTCCAGAGGCGCGCCCACTGGGTACCGGATAGCGGCCCACCGTCCCGGTTGGAAATCACATACTCAGACTGGCTTGCTTCTTTGGCGGCCTTTAGGCAGTCCACCAGCTGGGGAGGGATCGGGATGATCCTCTTGGACGCCTTGGTTTTCAGGTCGGTCAATATGACTGGCCTATTGTGCTCAGTGTGCCAGGCCCTGCAGACGGAGATGTGAGGGGCGCTCCCCTCCAGGAAAACGCTGTCCCATTGCAGCGCCAGGGCCTCCTCTCGACGGAGCCCCGCATATAGGCAGAGCATGACAAACGGATATGGCGGTAATCCCCGGATGGCATCCAGCAAAATACTGACCTGCTTATCGGTAAGCGCAGTTTTCTCCTTTGGGGCCCGCCCTCCCTTGGGGTTGAGGTTTTTACACGGGCTCTCGTCGATGATGCGATTCTCCAGAGCGGAGCCAAAAATCATCTTGTAGAGCATCTGAACGCTGCGGTAGATAGAGGCTGATTTCTCCGCCGCCTTGGAGATCGCCAGCTTAACATCGTCCGGCGTCACCTCGGCCATGTATTTCTCCCCCAGGGGCGCTATGATGTAGATCTTGACCTTGGAGGTGTAGTCAGCCAGCGTAGTGGCTCGGATGTGCGCGGCTTGCATGGTAAGCCACTTCTCGGCATAATCCTTGACGGTAGGGTTTTCCCTGCGGTAGACCTCCTCCTCGATCTGTCGTTGTACAACGGCAATTTTTTCGGTCAGCTCTTCGGGGGTCTGTGCGTAGAGGGCGATGTACTTTCCGTTCGGCCCCTTTATGCGTTTGCGAAATTCTTTCCGGCTCTCTATCCACTCATAAGTCGGTTTCTTGGGCCGAGCCACAGTGTCACCCCCCTGTTCTTCTACTGATAGACTTGCTTAGATGGATTACAGTACCCAGTTACAGATACAGCTTACAGTTCAGTATGCAGTAACAGATACAGAAACAGTGCGCGCGCGCGAACAGTATAGATACCGTATTGCATACGGTATCGCGCTCACTCCGGCGGATGGATTTCATCGACGGCGGCCCAGAACTCAGCTTCCGTAAAGGCCGGAACGGAAAGCTCTGCTGCCCGGTCGATTTTGCGCTGCTGCGGATTTGCTCCGCACAGCAAAAATGCCGTCCGGGCAGATATGGACCCGGAAACGTCCAGCCCAAGCGCCTCGAAAATCTCCATCGCTGTCATGCGGTCGCAGCTGGTAAGCTCGCCGGTGAGAGAAACCGCTCCGCCTCGCTGAAGAATTTCCGTCAGAGCAGGGCGCTCAGATGGTTGCCTATACACATCAATCACCCCCTTCCGCTTGTCGCTGTCGGTCGAAAGTGATTTTATATCGTTTCTAACAAAAACGAGCTGGATTTGCTATAATGGGGGTACGCTGTCGACGGCTACTTTGTGAAAAGGAGCTGAAATCAATGAAAGCGACCGAGTGGAAAGAGGTAATTCACATGCTGGGGCAA